AACATGAACCCTTCTTCGAGGAAATCTTCGTCAACCTCGTCGGCCATGACGGTCACGTGTTGCAGTTTGCCACGCGGATCGGTGAAGCGAATGTCAACATATTCAACATCTTCTTCGCGGATCGTGTTGAGCAGGTCTTTTGCGCTCATTATCAGAGCTCCCTTTTTGTGGTGTACAATATGTGATCAGAGCGCGTCCGATCCGGCTTCGCCGGTGCGGATGCGAATGGCTTGTTCGACGGGGCTGACGAAAATCTTGCCGTCGCCGATCTTGTCTGTTTTGGCGGTTTCGACGATGGCCTCGATGGCCGCGTCGTGTCGTGCACGAGCTTCCTGAATCAGACGAGTACGCTCCTCCGCCGGCAGGTCCGTGTTGCCCAGAATGCCGTTCATCTCCTGCGCCAGCGCGTACCCCTGCTGCGAGATAGCCTGTTGATATGTCTTGATCTTCTCGATGTCCGCGTTCGCCCGCCCCCTTGTGGCCTCGTCTTCGATTCGCCGCGCCTCCGCCTTCATGCGCTCCACTTCCGCGGCGACACGCGAACGGTCCGTCTCGATCCGGTCCATCTCGACCTTGTAGTCCTGCTCCAACTGCTTCTCCCGGAACCCAATCTCAGCCTGTTGCCGCTCTCGTTCCGCCGCTAGGCGCTCCTGATGCATCTGCCGCTCGTTCGCGATGCGCTCCCGCTCCGCGGACACCCGAGCCTGCTCCACGGCGACGCGGCTCCGCTCAATCGCGACGCGGTTCCGTTCGAGCTCGGTCCGAATCTCGGCCTGCTTGATTTCACTGGTCGTCCGGCGGAGCTGGTCCTGTAGAGCCGCCCGCTTCTGCAGGAGCTCGTCCTGCTCCATACCAGCCCGGAACACGTCGGTGTTCTGCGCGACATCCGCCCGACTCTCCTGAATGTCCGCGGCGGCGAGCGCCCCCGCTTGTCCCAACACCTCCCGTTGCGCCGTACCCGCCGCAATCGAAGACGACAGCAACCCCCGCTCCGAGGCGAGCTGCCGCCCCCGCAGAGCCGCCTCGCGCATCAGGGGAGAGTCCTCGGACACAATCTCCGCCACGCGGTCGCTCACCGGGGTACCGGAGCGGTCCATGCGCAGGTCGGACAGTCGCACACCCCCATGAACGTCCCGAATGGACGGAGCCACTGGCGCCGTCGAAGGGGACTGCCGCACAAGTCTGGCCCCCGTCCCAGGAACGATGGGCTGTGTGGCGCGCGCGCGCGTCAGAGCCTGAGTGCCCGCCGTGGGGGGTTGCGCCGACGAAGGACTGGCCGACATGGGGTCCGTCGGCACCGGAGGTTTCGCCGTCGTGGGGATGGTCGGACCCACCACGGCCCGAGTCTGCTGCGCGGAAGTGGTGGGGACAACTTGCGGCAGAATGCCCTTAAGGATGTTCGCGACGGACGCCATGCCCCACCCCCTCACATGCTTGGCTTCTGTCGCCTCCGCTCCATCCACGCGAGCCAAGCCTTCGCGTACTCGGGGGTCGTGGGGTCGATCCGGACGCGCTGGCCCGTGTTGGGGTCCACCGGGTTCGTCGGGAACCGCCCGGAGAAGTACTGGACCTCCAGGGACGCTTCCTCCGGCTCCTCCTTACCCGCGACCTTAGGGGCCGTGACCAGGGAATCCAGATCCAACGGGGCCAGAGGACGAGGCCCTTGCCGGGCCTCCCCCTTCTTGATACCCCGCATCATGGCCGCCACGAGGGGCCCTCAGGCCGGCTTGTGCAGATTGGTGCTCATGCGGCCAGACTTCATGCCCTTCCGACGCAGCTTGCCCGCGTGCTTCAGAGCCGAGTTCTTCTTGCCCATCTTGCCGGAAATGGGCTTCGTCTTTGCCATGCGCATGGTCCTACCCTCCACGTTGGCGCCAAAGTATTGTCCCCGCGTATCAGGGGGCCGTCAAGGAATCCTCGATGACACTGCGCGGGAGGAGCGTCCGTCTCATGTCCCCCATGAAGGCCTGGTACCGCTCGTTCGCGGCGGACATGCCCACCTGCGCTTCATCGAACGCCTGCACGGCGACGATGGCGGCCCACTTGATGACCGGGTGCAACCCCTCGGGCAAGCCCCTGGGCTCGTCCTCGTCCTCCATCAACCGCTGCGATGCCGCCTTGTACTCGGCGAACAGGATGGCCGACCCTTCCTCCAGACCCTCACGCGCCGGCTCGGGGCCAACCACCACCGCGTGCGTCGCCGGGTCCACCGAGAACTCCCGCGGAGAACGCTGCGGACCGACCGCAAGCCCCCGCTCGTACTGGCGCTGAAAGAGCAGGTAGGGGATGTACCGCAGTCGCGCGGTCCCCCGTCCGCCCCCCGGCGCCCGGTCCACGAAGTCCCACTGGAGCAGGTTACCCGCACTCACCAACGTGCGCTCGCGGCGCGTCCCGTCGAGGAACCGCCAGTCCCCGAAGGGCGTGTCGAAGGCGATGGCCTCCAGCGGATACCGCCGCACGCCATGCACGATGGGGATGTCCACGCTGCGTTGCATGAACGTCCAGGCGTCCTCGCTGTTCTGAATGTTCAGCCACGCCTCCTGCACGAGCCGTTTGCATAGCCCCGCGTACCCGCTTGAAACCCCAGGCAAACCCCCCGGCACGGTAGCCGTCGTCCCAGTCCCCGCGTCGTTGATGGTCTCCTGGACGAGCTCGAGGAAGGTCACCCGCCAACCCCCGTGACGTGACGGAACTCCTCCAGGTCGAGCGCGCGCTGCCGCATCCGGTACTCCTTCACGGCCCGCGGCGGCCCCACCAACGGAGTCTCACGGTCGGCCATGGGCACCCCCTCACGAACCAACGGGCCGCCCCGTACCACCGTGTAGGGGTACTTCTGCTGCCAAGCCATGGAATCGTCGTCGTGGTCGCGCATGTCCGGCACGGTCAGAGCGCCCCGCCCGTTCGGGTCCATCTTGTTCTGGGGCTCCCGATACGGCACCCGCGCGTCCCCCAGGACCTTGGCGTACAGTCCACGGACCCACACGGGACGGCCGCGGGGAATGTGCACGACAGAGCCGTTGATGCCGACCGGCACCGCCCCCGGCCCTCCAAGGGAATCCCGCCGCTGCGCCGGGTCGGGCGCGACGTTGATGCAGACCCACCGCTCCTTGTTCTCGTCCGTCTCCTCTCGGCTCAGGTCCCCATACGTCTCGCGCACGGGCACCGTCGGACCACTCGGACCCTCCTCGAAAAGCGTCACCTGCTTGACACCGAGGTTCTTGAGCTTGGTCCGCAGAGTCTCGTGGTGCAGAGTCGCAGCATCCGCCATCTGGAACGCCACCTCCGCGAACTTGACGAGCTCCCCCTTATTCGCCTCCGAAACCAGTTTCACGCGCATCGTCCTATACCTCGTATCTGAGCTCGATTTCCTTGATTGCGATGTCGTGCAGGTGCGGAGTCTGGGTGAAGATGACGAGCGGTTGAATACGGACCTCCTTCGCCGTGTCCGGAATGTCCACCGCCACGTCGCGCCAACCCCCGTCCTCCGCCACCGTGAACGACACACTCCCGTGGTCCGTCACCTCATCCCCTTCGGAGTAGCTGTTGGAGTAGGCCCACCCGCGGATGACGTGCGCCGTGGTCCAGGCCGCCCCCGAAGTGGCGCGGTGCTGCACCGCCAACCCCTCGGACTTCACGCCGGAGATGTCCGCGAACAGCCCCTGCAAGCAGCACCGGATATGAATCGACCGGTTCGCCCCGTCCTCCAGGAACTCCTTGCCCAGGCCCCCCGTCGTGGAAATCAGGGTCAACGAGGAGTGGGTCTCGTACTGCGCGTCCGTGCCGCCGCCGCTCGACTCCGTGAACACGAACGGCCCATCATTGTTCGTCCCCGGCCCCGTATTGTTGGACGACGTAGACGCATCCGTGTCGTACTGCCACGCCCCATACCCCGAGGCCGCGCCACGAGTGAACCGGTTCGTGAAGTATCCCGCCACCGACGCGGGGGAAGCGTCCGCCACCGCCCACTTCAGCATCTTCAGCGTCACCTGCGGCCCGTCCGGATCGCAGAAGATCCAGTCAGGCAAATCCCCCAGGGGGTTGGGGTACTTGAAGGCGTTGGCCCCCGAGTCCGCTCCGAACGCCGCTGGCTCCCCATCGTCCAGGTCGTACACCAGCGGCCCCACCTCCGACTGGAACGCCACAATGGCCATTTCCCGGCGGGCATGGTGGAACCCGCTGCCCGAACGCCCCACCTCGATGCCGTAATCCTCGAAGTCCAGCACACCGGCGAGCTCGTCCTGCCCGGCCCCCGTGCGCACCATCCCGTGCGACCCCCGCGCATAGGTAGACCCGTCCACCTTGTAGCCGGTCGCGGGGTTGAACGCGGGGACCACCGGAGGCCCCTGCTTGCGGTCCACCGTGTCGGTCAAGGTCGCGACGAAGGCGAACTCCGGACGCCAGCCAAGATGCGCCTGGTACAGACGGTAGACCGCGGGACTGGAGTTCTTCAGACGGATGACCTGGATGCGGCCACCGAAGTTCTGAAGGTCCTGGCGGAAGGGCTTGGCGTGCGGCATGTCACGGGTCCACGAACAGCCAGGGCAGGGCATCCCCCAGGGCGCTCGGGTAGTCGAAGGCGTGTTCCTTCTGATCCGTCTCCCACTCCTCTACCGTGTCGCTCCCCAGATCCCCCGACAACAGCCCCCGCTCGGAGCCGAAGCACACCAACGCGACCTCGCGAGAAGCGACGCGAAATCCTCGGACGTTCGCGCCGAGCTCCACCCCGTAATCCTCGATGTCCATGAGGCCGCCGACCTCATCCTGAGCGCCGTTGGTCCGCACAATCTGGAGCGTGCCGTCCGCGTAGGTGGTGCCGTCCGCCTTGAATCCCGAGCGCGCGGCATCCCCGTCCCCATCCGCGAGGACGACGTAGAACACGAAGTCGGGACGCCAGTTGAACCGGACGTGGTAATGCTTGTTGAGTGGAGTGGCCCGATTCTTCAGACGAACAATCTGGATGCGCCCGCCGAAGTTCTGGTTGGCCTGCTTGAAAGGTTTGGCGTGAGGCATGGGACACCCCCGAAGGAAGCCCCCACCGGACGGCGGGGGCTATGGGATTTCCTCACGCGGCGACGAACAGCCAGTCGAGGTTGTCCTCGGCGTCCTCGTCAAATTCGAACTGGTCGCCAGCACCGAATCGGGCCTTGAAGGTCCCTACCTCGTCGTCCCCGAGGTCCGCCTCCAGCATACCGCGCTCGGACTGGAACGCCACCAGGACCACTTCCGCCGAGGCCGCCCGGAAGAACGTGGTCGCCGTGCCAATCTCAAGGCCGTAGTCCTTGATTTCCAGCACCGACCCCGTCTCGTCCTGGTCGCCGTTGGTGTTGACGATTTCGCCCGCCCCGTCCGCGTAGGTCGAGTTATCGAACTTCCAGCCCGTGGACGCCGCCGAAGACGCACCGTCCAGGAGCCGACTCACGAACACCGCCTCCGGACGCCAACCCAGGCGAACGTGGTACTTCTTGTTGGCGGGCGAAGCCGACTTGTTGGTCAGATGGATGACCTGGACCCGACCCCCGCCTGCGACACTGGCAGTCATGACGTTACCCTCCTCACTTGGAGATGGCGGTTTCGAGCCGCTGCATCCAGAGCTCCTGAAGCACCAGGGCGGCATAGTACATCTTCCACCCCACCGAGCCCCGCTGACCGATGGGGTCACCCCCTCGGGCCGTTCCGGCGTTCAGAATGTAGACCGAGGCGTTGTTGGCCCCGCGCAGCGGAACCGCCCCGAATGCCTCCTCGCCGAACACGACGGTCTGGCCCACGTCCGCGTTGGTGCCATCGTCGTAGATGGCCGCGTCCGTGGAAGCCGCACCCTTGCCCTTCAGCCGACCGAACTCCGACGTGATGCAGTACCGCACCGACCGGAAGTTGCCGATTTCATGCTGGTTGATGGGCTTGGTCGTCCCGTACCGAGACACCGGAACGAAGTGGTCCGCCTCGGGCGCGCTGGACGACGCCAGCTTGCGGTACGAGACCTCCATCTCGTTCGGCCCCACCGCCACGAAGCACCCCTCGACCGGGTAGGTCTCGTACTTCTCCGAGCCCGACATGATCTTGTGGTACATGCGCGCCTTCTGGTTCCTGAGCGCCGTGACCGCCTCCTGAACCTTCGAGACCGTGAACGTGCCGTCCTTCGTGATGGCGTTCCGAGCCGACCCGTTGCCGTAGATGACGTTCGTTCCCGCCATCACCACGTCCGCCAGAAGCAGTTCGCGAGTCAGAGTCACCTGCTCGCCCTGCCGCTCCAGCATGTCGTAGGCCACGTTGTCCTTCGAGAAGTCCTCGATGTGGTCCGTGAGCTCGGCGTAATCGCCGTACTGCTGCAACTGCACCGAGATGGTCTCGTAGCTGAAGGTCGAACCCTCGGGCGTGACGCCCTCCTCCAGCGGCGTGGTCGCAGCCGAGAACGCCTTGGACCGGCGGAACTCGACCACCTTGGTCTCCCCTCGCGGGAGCGTGACCGGGCGATGCGCGAACCGGGTCAGGACCTCATCCGGAACGGCGTGCGAAAGCAGCTTCGCGGAATAGTAGCCCGCGGTCGCGTTTCCGATATCACCGTACGTGTTCATGTCGAGCCCCCTCTATCAGTGAAACGCCTGACGTTTCTCTCGTTGCGCACGTTCGCGCACGAACTTATCGAACCCCGCCTGGAACGAATCCTGCTCCTTCACTCCCTCCAGCCTGGTTTCGCTCGACCGGGACGGTGCCGCCCTGCTCATCTTCAACGCCGCCGCCTTCCGGTCACTCACCTGCTGTTCCTGCTTGGTCTGCCCCACCTGCGAACGGTACTGCCGGAACACGTAGGCGATATCCGCTGGCTCGGGGTCCTCCGCGTGCTCCAGGTCGCGCATGAACTTCGGTTGCCGCTTCAGCCAGTCCGCGAACTCCGGAGTCTGGTACTCCGCGGTCCACTGGTCCGCCCTCTCATCCCCCAACGCCTGAGCGACCTTCTGAACGAGCATCTGCTGCCTATGCTCCGCGTGCACTCCCTCGACCTGCTGCACTCGGGCATCCACACTCCCGGCAACCTCGCCCAACGCCTCCTGCAACCTCCGCTCGACCAGCCCCTGGACGTACTTGTCCGCAAGGGCCGCCGTATCCGGGTCGAGCTTGACCCACTCCTCGTAGGCCGCCTGACCCTCCACCGAACTTCGCTTCGCCGCGTTCTCCCGCGCAATCGCGTCCTGCTGGCGATATTGCTTGAGCTCCGCTTCCGCACGTCCCAACCGAGACTTCAGGCCCTGCACCTCCCGGCCATAGTCGTGCGCCTCGACGGGCTCCGGCTTCCGCTCCTCAGTCTCCGTCCCGGTCTCGGGACCCGCAGAGGTAGGGGGCTCGCCCTGACCCTCCGCGTCCTGAGTCTGCGCCTGCTGGCCCTCGCCCTCGTCCGTGGCCTCCTGAGCGAACTGCTCGAACCCGGCCTCGAACTCCTCCTGCTGCTCGGCTTCCTTCGGCATCCTCATTCTCCACCGCTATCAAGGCAAGTCAAGCGCATAGGCTCCTGACCTGTCAAGCATTTTTCCAAGTCCTCCAACAGACGAATCTCGGCGCGACAGACAGTATCACGCTCCGCCCCCATCGCGCCAAACTGGCCCAGGACCAACGCCTCCACGGCCTCCACACGACGCCGACGCGCCCAATCCAGCACCACCGTGTACGTCAACGTGCCCGGAGCCACGTCCTGCGGAGTGAACGACGCGCTCATATGCCCGCCCCCGTCGAGCGCCGAAGCAACGCCTCCATCTGCGCCTGCTTGGCCTTGAAGCTCACGTCGAGCTTCTTCTGTTCCATCGAGGAAATCGCGTTGAGCTCGGCGATGGCCTTCTGCATCTGAAGCTGCGCCACGGCGGTCTGCTGCTTCATCTGCTCAATCTCCAGCTTGCTCTGCGCCTTGATTTGCTCCAGCTCGACCCTGCTCTCCTCCTGCGGCTCCCGCCCCGCCTGCTCAAGCTGCGCCATCTCCGCCTGTTGCCGCGCCTGCGCCTGAGCCTCATACGCCTCCCTGGACCGCAAGAGCTCATCCACCGGAAGCTGCATGGCCTCGAAGGTGGACCGCGCCAGGTTGAACAGGTCCACCGCGTCGGCGATCGCCGGGTTAGCCCCCACCATGTTCATCGCCATCATGCGCTGACCCGCCTGAACCTCCCGCACGAGCAGCACCGACGTGCCCCGCGCCACGATATCCACGTCGCACTTGGCGTCCTCATCCTCATCATACAGCATAATCCACTCGTGCAACCGGCGAAGGCTGCGGATCGACACGTCCCCGTCGAACCCCTTGACGTGCTTACGGAAGGTGACGTTGACGGCATTCGACGTGAGCACCATCCCGTGCGCCGTCTGGCCCGTCTGCACCCCCGGCTGCCCGTAGCTCAACGGCGGAATCATGGCCTCATCATCCATCTTGGCCTCGGCCTTCTCCAACGCCGCCATCACCCCGTTCAGGTCCCCCTGGAGTGCCACCGGCTCTACGCCCGGATACCCCGTCAACGCCGGCGGCCTCGAACGCTCCCACACCTGCCCGGCATGAATGACACGCGGTCCCCCGTTGGCGGGCCGAACCGTCTCGTCCAGGATGACCATCGGACGCGCCGCCAGCGCGGCCCCGGAGAGCAACGCCCGCCACGCGCCGTTCAACGCCCTCTGCGGGTCGCGCAGGGTCGAAGGGATGCCATGCCCACCCAACAGCGACGTGCGCTGCGGGTCCAGACTGAACACGCTGTAGGGAAGCTCTCCGGACTCCAGGGCGTTCGGCCCCACCGCCAGGATGACCCCCTCGCACAGCCACACGACGACGCTCATGTCCTGCTGAAGCTCATCCTCCTTCTCCTCCCCGTCCGTGTCGAACCCGAAGTCCCGCGCCACCCGAGGGTGTCTCTCAGCCAGAGCCTGCAACGCCGACCGGGGCAGCGGACCGCGGTACTCCCACACGTAATACCGCCCCTGCGTCGCCTGGGTGTCGGACTGCTCAATGTCGTTCAGGGAGTGGATGAAGTCGGAGTACATGGTCCCGCGCGAGGGGTACTCGTCCTGCAAGAGCATGTTCGTGTGGTAGGCGTCGAAGTCGTACATCCGGGCGTATCGGCGGAGCTGCGCGCCATTCAGACGATGGAGCTCGAACGTGTACTCGCAGTCCTCCATGCAGGTCGCCTCGGGGTCGGGAAAAAAGTCCCAAGGAACAACACGATGGAACACCGGGGTATCCACCGACGCC